ATAACCGATACGGAATCAGCTGCAGCTACGGAATCGTCACAGACGCATTCGGCTACAGCTACGCAGTAACACTTTAAGGAGGATACGGAAATGTGGAAAGAAGGCACAATCGGAGTACCGACAGGCAATGGAAAATACACAGTGGTTCATTACACCGCAAAGATTTACGATGAGCCGAGCGACTTCGGAATCAACGGCGGCAGGATTTCAAAACTGACACTAAAGCAGGACGGCAAGTTTGTATACAACTACGACAGAGGTCTTGACCTGGACTGCCAGACAGAAGAAGCTGAAGTTGCACTTGCAATTCTTTTGAAGGAATACGAATAAAACAAAGACCGCCACGTTTTTATTTCGTGGCGGTCTGCTCTGCAAACTGGGATTAAAGGAAATAGGCAAAGGATCTAATGTCCCCTATGCTTTTCCTTTTTCTTTTGCTGTTTCAGAACAAATAGTCGCTGTCTATCAATTTCTTTTTGCTCACGACTTCGGATTTTTCTTTCCTGTTTGTTCTGTTCCTGCTGTAGTTTGAGAGCTTGCTGTGATTTGGTTCCAATGCCTGTTTCCAGCACTTGTTTCCATGCATCACGCTGCATCCTCTTAGGATTCTTTTTGAATTCCTTGACAACAGTGTCCACAGTCGGACTAAAGCTTAAACTATAGTAGTATCTCAAAATATAATCAAGCACCTCGTAGCTTTTTGGTTCTGCACCAAAAGTTATTTTTGCAACTGATAATTTTCCATTCTCGATTCGCTCAAAAACGCCAATCCAAAATGGATTATCGAAATACACAGTTAGTTTTCCGCTTACTTTGTCCATATGCATCCCTCCTGTTAAAAAAAGTTGAGCAAAGAATGGACAACCCGGAGGGGCAGGTTACTTACCCTGTTTAAAACAGGACGGCCGGGCTACCTACCGGCTCTAGCATACAAAATAGTATACATTGCGTTTTTATCCTTGCATATATAATCTCCCGATAGGTATGATTAACGAAATAATATAAGCTACGGCATCATCATCTACTTCATTCGATATCTATGTATTGTCACCTCTGCAAATTCTAATTTAGTTTGTCGAGTAGATTGTTTTCGACTTCACTACTTCCAGTATATCACAAAAATGTAAAAAATTCAAGTCAAAATGAAAGGAGATGCATAGTTTGAAATACAAACCGACAGAATTCATGGCGGAAGATTCCGTATACAACAAGAAGGCGGCAGACTATGCCGTCTCTTTTATTGAATGCCTGTGCCATACCAAAGGCACCTGGGCTGGAAAACACTTTGAATTGCTGGACTGGCAGGAGCAGATTATTCGTGACCTTTTCGGAATTCTCAAGCCCAATGGCTATCGTCAATTCAATACTGCGTATGTCGAAATTCCTAAGAAGAACGGCAAATCCGAGCTTGCGGCGGCAGTTGCTCTGCTCCTCACCTGTGGTGATGGAGAGGAACGAGCCGAGGTTTATGGCTGTGCCGCCGACAGACAACAGGCTGCTATCGTTTTTGATGTTGCCGCCGACATGGTGAGAATGTGTCCCGCCCTGAATAAACGAGTCAAAATCCTGACCTCGCAAAAGCGTATCGTGTATACACCTACAAACAGCTTTTATCAGGTGCTTTCCGCAGAAGCCTACTCCAAGCATGGTTTCAATATTCATGGGGTTGTGTTCGATGAATTACACACGCAGCCAAACAGAAAGCTGTTTGATGTTATGACAAAGGGTTCAGGTGATGCCAGAATGCAGCCTTTGTATTTTTTGATTACAACAGCAGGAACTGATACCAACAGCATCTGCTACGAAGTACACCAGAAGGCACAGGACATCATCGATGGCAGAAAGCGCGATCCTACCTTCTACCCGGTAATCTACGGTGCTGCTGAGTCTGAGGACTGGACTGATCCGAAAGTCTGGAAAAAGGCAAATCCGAGCCTTGGAAAAACAATCGGCATGGAAAAGGTTGTGGCGGCGTGTAACTCCGCAAAGGAAACTCCGGGTGAAGAAAATGCATTCCGACAGCTAAGATTGAACCAATGGGTAAAACAGGCTGTCCGTTGGATGCCGATGGAAAAATGGGACAAATGCAAGGTTGCTTTTGATGAATCGGAACTGGAAGGTCGTGTCTGCTACGGCGGTCTTGACCTTTCAAGTACAACAGACATTACAGCATTCGTTCTGGTATTTCCGCCGACAGATGAAGATGAACATTACTACATACTCCCCTACTTCTGGTTACCCGAAGAAACACTTCCCCTGCGAGTCCGACGGGACCACGTTCCGTATGATGTTTGGGAACGGCAAGGCTATCTGAAAACCACCGAGGGCAATGTTGTACACTACGGTTTCATCGAAAACTTCATTGACGAACTGGGACAGCGTTTCAATATAAAGGAGATTGCCTTTGACCGTTGGGGTGCTGTACAGATGTCGCAGAATCTTGACGGACTGGGGTTCACGATGGTTCAGTTCGGACAGGGCTATAAAGACATGAGCCCGCCGACCAAGGAACTGATGAAACTCACACTTGAAAAGAATCTTGCCCATAATGGTCACCCTGTTCTTCGATGGATGATGGACAACATTTTTATAAGGCGTGATCCTGCGGGAAATATCAAGCCGGATAAAGAAAAGTCCACAGAGAAAATCGACGGTGCTGTTGCCATGATCATGGCGCTGGACCGTGCAATTCGCTGTGGACTTGGGGATGCAGAGTCGGTTTATGATTTGAGGGAGATGTTGGTTTTATAGTGGTAACCTAAATGCTCCATCATGGTAATACGATGTAGCAGAATCATTTATACATTCTTCGATATGAGCACCTTCAAGTAGGAATAGGTAAACAGATTTTTCAAATTCAGAATGAATAAGGCTAAGTGTATCTTTTAGAGATAGTAAAATTACATCTACGCTATCTTTTATGTTGTTTTTTGAAAGAAAAGATAACCGATGATTTCCATCAATTACAAGGTATCTAAATCCATCTTTAGGATATTCGATTGGTATTATTGGTTCAGAACAGTTTGAGTAATCAAATCCATTATCGCAGTTAACTTCGGTATATTTAACTGTTGCAACACAATTATCAAAAGTTGCAAAAGCTGATAAAGGAATAGACTGACAATCATAATCACATATGTATTTTTTTGCATCGGAAATACAGAAGTGGATTCTAATTGCACAATTGGGGATAATTATTTCCGTATAGTATTGTTCTAATCCTTTAAAAATAAATTCTTTGTTTTCTTCGGTTTTAAAAGCGTTGAGCATTACAGCACACCAATTTTCAAGGTAATCATGGAAATTGTTCAGGCTACTATATGCAGAATAATTATTCATTATCTCATTATAAAGTGAACTAGCGTTTAATTTTGATTCAAAAACACTGTTTAAGTACTGATATTTCATATAATACACCTCTTTAAAATTATATAGTCTATCATTTCTAATTGATGATCTATTATACCACAAACTCATTGAAAAAGTCAACTGAAAGGAGTGATGCACATGAGCATTTTCAGCGGATTATTCCGGAGCCGTGATAAGCCCCGGAACAGCTATGACAGCCCGTCTTACACATATTTCTTCGGACGAGCCAACAGCGGAAAACGGGTGTCGGACAAGACGGCACTTCAGCATATCATCGTGTTTGCCTGCGTGAGAGTTCTGTCAGAAGCAATCGCACAGCTACCGCTGCACGTTTACAAATACACTGATAACGGAAAAGAGCGAGTGCCGCAGCACCCGCTTTATTTTTTGCTCCACGATCAGCCGAATCCTGAAATGACGAGTTTTGTGTTCCGTGAAACGCTGATGTCCCACTTGCTGATTTACGGAAATGCCTACGCACAGATAATCCGAAATGGCAGAGGTGAAGTAATCGGTTTGTATCCTCTGATGCCTGACAAAATGAAGGTTGACCGTGATGAACATAACAGGCTGATATATATTTACAGCCGATATGATGAAGCAAATCCGAATATAAAGGAACAGGGTGACATTATTCTGGAAGCAAATGATGTACTTCATATTCCGGGATTAGGATTTGACGGCCTTGTGGGTTATTCCCCTATCGCACTTGCTAAAAATGCAATCGGCATTTCTATTGCCTGTGAGGAGTATGGTGCTTCCTTCTTTGGGAACGGAGCATCTCCGTCAGGAGTTCTGGAA